CGCGCTGGTCGACCACGTAGGTACCCGGAATTTCTGCAGTGTTTGGGAACACTGCTCTCTTTGGAGGAATTCTCGGGCCTCATCGGTCAACGCGGTCCGCACTCTGGTTTTATCCACCAGGCTGCCGCCATTGGAGAGCAAGGCTTTAAGGTTAGGATCATTACCGTCCCACCAGGATCTGTGTTCACGGCTGGTGACCGGGTGCGTCGTCGTGTTTTCCCTTGCCTTCGCAAGCGGGACCCTCGTCTTCAGTCCTTCGAGGAGGCTGTTGCAGGGGGGAGACTTGACGACCTCCGGCTCCAGGCAGGTGAGGGTTGGCTTAGTGCCGACTTGACAAAAGCTACAGACGGTTTCTCTCATGATGCAATCAAGGCCGTGATCCGCGGTCTTGAGAAGGCCGGGTTGGCACCCGGTCTTTGTGTTCTTGCGGCCGAATCCCTTGGTGTAGGGGAACAGCTGCATCATGTTAGGTACCGAATTAGCGACCTCACCGAACGTGGTCGAAAGCTGGTGGAGGAGCAATCTTGGACCGATATTAAGGACAAGGCTTATGCCTTGGTGCCAATGAGACGTGGATGCTTGATGGGTACGCCTATGAGCTTCACTGTCTTGTCTCTTATTAACGGTTGGGCTTGTCAGGAGCTCGGGCCCAAGACACACATCATGGGAGATGATGTCGTCTCGGCGCTGCGGCCCAACAAGATTGCAGCCTACAGAAGAAGAGTTGAATCTGTAGGCAGTGGATTGCATGAGAGGAAATCCTTCTTCGGCACGCGAGGTTTCACTTTCTGTGAAATGTTTGCGCTCAGTGCCGGAGCTGGTACGGGGGTATCCCCCGAATTCTTTAACCCGTATCCTCTCAAACAATACATGCGTGACGGTAGTGGGGTGATGGTCAAGGGCAACTACTACGAACCTCAGTGGAAGACACTGAGGCGATTAGCCCGAGTCCTCGTAAAGGATGCGCGTTCTAAGGCTCGACGACTTTTGCGACCGCCGGAGCTTCCCATAGCTCTCGGGGGTCTCGGCCATCCCGGCAAGGGGATGCGGTCGATACCAAAGGTTGTTCGCGCGCAGCTTTACGGGCTCATCTATGATGGGCACCACCCAGGAAAGTATTGTACTCGAATCGATATCTTCTTTGCTCCTGACGACCCGCGTCAGTTTCAGAACAATCGTATGGCGGTGGAGGGTAGACTCGGTGTCATGTCGGCAGGGTTGGCCGCCTATGTCACCGAGGACCCACCGCCCGGATATACGTTTGTTCCCAACCGCACAGTTAACCGGTTTATCTCTGAGGAGACTCACCGGCTTTACTGGGCACTTGGGGGAAAGTATCGACCTTGTACACCAAAGGCCATGAAACCAGGGAAACTCAAACTCCCCCCTCCTTCTGTCCGCCAATTTTCTAAACACACCCCGATGGCTAGTGTCGTTGGGTGGTGGGCGGAGAAATTGGACAGGGAGGGGCAGTTCGTTTCCGATCGTTTTGCGCTGGACATACTGAGTAGTAATACTCCAAGCGCTGGAAGGTAGTTCTACCGTCCGGTGAT